CCAACCCATCCGCCGTTGGGCGGCGGGGTGAACCGCGCGATCCCGAGAGGCTCTGCGCCCGCGGCCGCCCCTCCGCCTGCGCTACCTGCCGTAAGCGGACTCCAGGCGGTTCCGTCGAACTGGAGGAACTGACCTGCGGTCCGGTCGTAGATCAACCACCCGGCAGAGGGGGCGTAGTAAACCCAGGCGCCGTTGTCCCGAACGGCCAGACTGTTTGTATTTGCGCCCCCGGTAATCCGGTAAATGTCGCCATCCGCGGGCGTGGTCGGTTCGGATGCCACAGAGTCAAGAATCGCCCCCTGGCAGAGCACTGAGAGCCGCCGGAGGTTCTCGTTCATCCCGGTATCCCACAGGTCCGAGCCGTAATCCCAGAAACCGGTCAGCCCCAGACCCGGGAGCGCGCGTTCACCAGCCATTCGTCAGCCTCCGTAAGAACGCCCGTAGGCAGCGCCGTAGCCGGTCGGCGCCGCACGGGCGGAAATGATCGTGTCGGTTCGCGCGTTTGCGCGAAACCATCGCCGCAAAAGCCTGTTCCTGATCCGTCTCATGGCGGCTATGTCACGACATAGGCCGCGACGATGTTCGTTTCGTCCGGCTCCTGGGAGCGAAGGAATACGAGGTCCGCCACGTCCAGCCCCGGCAACGGCAGGTCCTCAATGGCGCCGCCATAGAGCAGCATCCCTTCCATTGACTGTGGCCCCGGGTCCGACGGCGCGACCTGCACCAACACCGGGCCGGTTGTCTTGAGCTGGAGCGCAACGAAATTGGTGCCGCCGCGCGGCGTGACCGGCGTCCATCCGTCTGCGTTGACCTGAATGTCTGTGGTGAAGGCCATAAGCTCCTCACGGCGAATCATCTTTTAGGTGAAAGTATAATATCCGCCTATGTCATTTCACAACCCGAAGTGCTGAACCTCGGAGAGGCCTCCCAAAGTGCGGCAGGCATCCAGCGATAAGTCACTGAAGAGTGACGGGCCTGTTGACTCGTTCACGAAAAGTTGAAGGGTGTCGCCTTCGAACTGCGGCGTTTGAGGACCTCACTTGCATAAATAACTGTGTGAGCGGTCAACAGTGCCGATTTCACGATCTTTCAATCTACGAACAAGGAGAAAAATATGAAATACCAAGTATTTAAGTCACTATCTAGGCGATCTATTTTCGCCTTCGTAGAGCAAGGGCATGATGAAAATCTTCCCGACCCCGAAGAGATGAAATGGGTCCTTTTCAAGGACAACGTTCCGGTTGCTCCGGGCTTGATTGGAGCTGACCCAACCGCTGTGAGGCACGACGTCGAAAACAAAGGGTTCTATGTGACAAAAGCCGAAATAATTATTGATGTTCGGGTGGCGGAAGGGGACTTCTCCTAAAGTTGGGGCCTCATTATTCGGCCGACAATCTTCTTGGTGTGCAGATTGTTGGCCGTCACTTTCGATCACGCTGCACCATACCGCTGCCCATAGAGCCGCCCGTAGCCGCCGAGCCGGAAGTCAAACGCCCGCCGTGCGCCCGTGCGAGAGCGCAATCCGTTTCGCTCCGACAGAAACTCGATGCTGCCGAACTCGACTCCGGCGAAGTCGGCGGGGAACAGCGTGGCCGACGTCCCGGTCAGCCCGGAAATGACGTTCGCCTCGGCGCCCGTATCGTCGAGGATGCGCAGAACGGTCGTCTGACCCGGCTCGGGGGTTGCGTTGGCGTCATCCCAGCGCAGGGCAATCTGGTCCTCGGAAGTCCGGTTGCGGTTGGCCCAGGTAACGGGAACGCTCGCGGGCATTCCGGTTGCCGTGTAGTCGGCCAAACCGAAGCCATTGCCGTCGATCTGGCAGTTTGCGGGGCGAAACGGCAGATGGGGGCGCTCGGTTGCGGTGTAAACAAGATCGAGGGCATCGGCATAGGCCAGTCGGCCCTCGCTCATCTTCGGCAGGAGCCGATAGGTCACGGTTTCGCCCCCGGCCCGGTCCTGCGGGTCGCGGCGCGTGCCGCCGTCTGGGAACTCCCAGACGCGGCTTCCCGCAGGCCAGCTTTCCGGGATCGTGTCATAAAGGCCCCGGACGATGGTCCACTCGCCAGTGGCGCTGTTGTAAGAATCCAGCATGACGATTTCATGCTGAGCTTCGGACGACCCCAGCATCAGCAGATCGCCCGCGTCAGCCTGACCCGCGGTGACGGTGCTGACGAGGCTCCCGGGCAGAGTGCTCGTAATCTCCGGCACCAGCGCCGCAGTTGTGAAGCCCGACCGAACCGGGGGGAACGTCGCAACGGCCTCGATCGCAGTCGAGCCATTCCCTTTCGTGACCGCCGTATGCGCCTGAATGTCGGCGACATAGGCGTTATCGTGCGACCCCATCAGAAGAACCCCGACGCTGGGGTAATTGTCGTCCACATCAGCCAGGGTGTAGCCGTTGCGCAGAAGTGTCGGCAGGGGGGCGGTAAGGGCCAGTTCGGCGCTCAACGGCGAGGGGGCCTCACGCCCCGACGACCAGGCCGAGGTCTGTCCGCCGGAATAGACGGTCTGGTCGAGCGAGAAAATGTCTTCCACGACCTCCAGCTTGATCGTTCGTGATTTGGGCGTGCCGTAATCCACCGACAGCACCCGCACCACCATGTCCGAAATCCCGTCTTCGGGCCACGAGAGCGAGCGCACGTCACCGGGGCGAATATCCCACTGGCTGCGGTCCACCTCGACCGTCGCCGAAAACAGCGGATAGCCCGAGGCGATCACATCCCGGTTCGCCAGTTCTTGCGCGAGATAGGGGTTGCGCACCCCGTAATAGTTCCGCGTCTCGGAGATCACTCCGCCCTGGGTGGCGATATTGGCGAGGTTGTGGGCAGTGACGGTCGCCTCTTTCTCGGTCTGCGGATCGGTGTAGGTGACGTTGATCTCGTTGATCGTTTCGCCCCAGGCCTTGCGCTTGCGCTTCTTTGCCCGGCAGTTGCTCGGGTTGAGCTCTGTCATGCCGGTCGTATCGTAGTCATTACGCAGCAGGCGCAAGGTCCACAGGCCGGTTGCCGGATCGACGAACAGGACCGCCTGGATGTGGTCGAGAACCTCCTGGATGAAGCGTTCGATCTCGGTCTGACGGGTCCAGATCATCGAAAGGCCGAAATGCTCGTTGAACAGGGTCGCGGCCGCCGCATTGAAACTGGCCGTGTCGATGTTCGCAGGGTCCTCGCCCTTGCCCCATTCCGGGTTGACGAGGCATTCGTGGATGATGTGCGCGGGGTTCGCGTCGGGCAGAACGCCAAGCCCGCCATCAAGCGCGCAATGATTGTCGAGAAAGCCGGGATAGCTGGTGGTGCCGTTCCGCGCGTTAATGTCCACGGTCGAAAAGAACGGGAGGGTCAGAACAATCCGCCCGCGGAAGGCGACGTATCGGGCACCCGTTGGAACCGCCACACTGTCTGTCGCGACCGACAGGTTCCCGTCAAAGCCCATGCTGTCCGAGACCTTGGGGTTGCCCGGCGGAGTGATCTGGTTGGCGAAGTCGATGCTGCCGTCGGGCAGTGCGCCGAAATAGGCCATTTCCACGAAGGCGTTCCCCGAGGCAGGATCGGTGCTGTTGTTCATATGGGCGAAGCCCGAGAACCCGGCCTGCGTCTGGACCTGACCGAGGTCGATCATGCTGGTCGAAATCCCTAGGCTGAACAGATCGACAACCGTGCCGGGATCATCCTGCCAGGAACCGAGGGGGCCGTTCTTGATCCACAGCCCGGCGTCATGCTGTTCGGGCGGCGGGGTGAAAACGATCCATTCCCCGGTCGATTCATCGCGGCCCGTGATCGGCCAGACATAGGCATAGGTCGGATCGAGGGTCTTGGGGATGCGCGTTGTGCTGACCTTCACTCCGGGCAGATATGGATTGTTCGACGTCCAGCGGAAACCTCCGCCGCTGTCGCCCCACGGACTCGGCAGGCGATCTCCGGGGTTGGCCCCTACAACCGGGGCATACCCCGTTCCAGCACTCTTCGACAGGCCGCCCCGGAAGAAGAGGTGGGCCAGTCCCCGATAGCCCGGCATGGTAGCCACGGTTCGGCCGAGGCGCGAGGCGAGGGATACCGACGCCTTCTGCTCGTCGTCCCCGGTAAAGACTTCGACCACGCCGACCACGCCCCCTTCGGCGTCGTCGCCCCCGAAAAGGTCCGGTTGTCGAACCGCGATTTCAGAGGCTTCCTTCGCGTGGCCGCACCAGATCGGCTTGTCCTTCACCCAAATCTGGTTGAACCGGTCAACCGGGCCGTGGCAGATGCCATAGTCCATCGACAGCAGGAAGTCATAGACCTCCCGTTTAGACCCCTTGCCCATTTCCACGCTCCTTTCTCGCAACCTCGATGCAGCGCTTCAAAGCCGCGTCGTCGATGTGCTCGATTTCCTCGATTGGGATGCCCTGGCGCACAAAGACCCGAAAATCCTGCCCGTGGGCCTCACAGAGGCGCCGGACACCCGCCACGCAATACCCGGCCTTGCGGCAGTCGTGGATCGTCAGGCGCAGCGTCATTTGCCGCCCCCGGCCTTGCGGGTGACGATTTCCTTGTCGCCATACCAGAGGATGTTGAGGCCCGAGACGGTGACGGAGCCGAAGACAACGGGGATCGGCCGACCGGCCTCGGCGGTTGGGTTTTCCAGGTCCTCCAGTTCCGGCGGCTTGGGCGGTTTCGGCTTCGGCATCAGCAGGTAGCCGATGACGTTGAGCGCGATCCCGATGAGGAGTTGAACGAAGATTCCCATGGTTCCTAGGTGTGGTTGTTCTTGCCGACAGGATTGACGGTGGGGATGAAAGGCTGCCCGCCGTAGTTCACGACGTTGTTGTGCAGGTTCTCGCAGTCATCGAGTGCGTGGTTGCACCCCAGAATGACCGTCACAGGATCATTTGCGGCCAGTGTCAGCACCGGCCCGCTGAGCACGAGTGTCGCCGTCCCTTCGACCCGCAGAATGGTCCGGCGCTCGGTCCCTGCCGCACCGCTCCATTCGGCCAGCCCGCCAATGTATTTCTCGGGCGCAATGCCGCTCAGCCCCCACGGTTCGACAAGCGTGATCCGGTTTCCCGTCGCGCCGCTCACCGTGGCGGTTGCGCTGGCCGCTGCCTTGTCGGCCCGGCAGCGTGTGCCGTAGAGCACCAAGGGGCACGGCCATTGGTAATGGCGCCGCAGACCGGGGCGTTTCATGCTCGCGCTTACCGCCTCGCAGGTCAGGACGGCCTTGTTCTCGTCGCGCTGGGCTTCGAGCACCCGCCCCATCCATGCGACAGGGAAATTCTCACCAAGCGCCCACGAAGACGGATCGTCGGGGTTGGGGACGTGGCCCTGTCGAACCCGCAGGGTGACGATCTGCCCGGGCGGATAGATGCGAAAGAGATTGGCGATCTGACTGGTAGCGGGGACCGTGACCCGGATTTCATTGGCCTCCAGCTTGCCGCGCGTCCTGATATTGGTCCGCGAGATCGGTAGCGGGTCGTAAGTAATGCCGTTGTGAAGCACCTGCGCCGAACCGTCAGTATAGGCATGATAGTCGTTCGCACCGGGGCCATAGGTGAACTGGTAGAGTTCCACCGGTTGTCCGCGATCCCGGCTGGTTTCGTAGTCGTTCAGCGCCATGTCACGGGGCCTCCTTCGGCAGGGTCTGCATGGTCATCTCGACGGTTGCGACCGCATTGGTCAGCCACTTCACCTCCAGCTTGTCGGCCGCAAACCGCCAGAGTGGGCACCAGGACAGCACGGTGTCCGGCGTCACGTCCTGCGCCCACGGATCGGTCATGGTCAGCAGGGTGTCGTTCAGGAGCGTCGTCTGGAACGCGGCGATACGGTTGATCTGGTAGCTGCCATCCGGGAAGCTCGCGTGAATGCAGTCGAGGACCGGGTGGTTCTCGTAAGCCGCGCGGAAATCCGGGCCTTCGATTTCCAAGTTTGAGCTTCCACCCGGGGCGGTCACGCGCGCACGCCAATCGCCGCCGAAAGTCGGGGCGTAGAAAGCGCCCCGCTTGCCCTTTTGACGCAGGAAAAAGGCGGCAAGGGTTTCCGCGGCGTCGGCCGAGACCTCGGTGAATCCAAGCCGGACCTGCCGCGTGCTGTGGGCCACCGGCGTTCGAAGGTCGAACAATCCGCGCCCCGGATCGAACATCTGGAGCTGCGCTGTAAGAGAAATCCGCGGCCGCCGCCGCCAGTCGGGCCGGGCAAGTAACACATCGCGGCCACCAAACTGGGCAGGCGTCAGGGGCGGGGCGACGGGTGAGACGGCCGGGTTGATGCGGTATTCGACCGAGGCCTCCCAGAGGGAATCGGTGTGCGCCCGGAAATCCACCGTGCCGTCAGCCCATGCT